GCCGACCTGCCCCAACGCCCCGGTGGCAAGCCGCGTCAGGTCCTGAAACGCCGCTTGCCCCATCTGCCGTGACAGGTTGCTCAGCGTCCGGCTCACCGTCTCGCCAACCGTCGTGGCCCCAGACTGCAGATCGACAAACCACCGGCCGATCCTTTGAAAGGTCGACCCGACCGCATCGCCCTGCCGCGCCACGTCATCGGCCAGCACAGACATGGCAGACCGCACGCCCCCCATCCCCTGCCCGATTCCCAGCGACAGCCCCTCCATCATGAACTGGCCGATCTGCCGGAACACCCGCGACGGCGACTGGACGCCGAACCAACTGCGGAAATTGGCGGTCAGCTCGTCGGCCTTGCCCTTGAACCAGGATACCATCGCATCCCACTTTTCCAGAATGCCCTGTTTCAAGCCCTCAACGATCTGACCCCCGATCGCAAGAAAGTCGGTCACCCACTGCGCGGTCACAGCTTTGATATTCGCCCACCCCTCGTCAAAGGCGGTCTTGATGTTCAGCAGGGTCAGCGCGAACAATTCCTTCACCCCGGTCCAGGCGTTCAGCGTTTCCGTCACGGCATCGCTGGCCATCTGCCCGATCCCCCGCCAAAGATCCGCAGCCTTCGCCTTGATGCTGGCCCAGATATCCGCGAACCATTCTTTGATATCACCCCAGTAATAATAAATCAGTCCGGCCCCGACGACCGCTGCCGCACCCAGGGCGATCAGGGGATTCGCCAGCGCCGCCAACGCCAGCGCCTTCATCAGGCCCAGGACGGTGGTCAGCGGCGCAATCAGCAGGCCGACTGCCAGCACGACCGTCCCGGCTGCGGCTGCCACCAAGGCAAGCGCCGTAGCCCATTTTCGTGTGACAGGATCAAGGTCGCGAAGGAACTTGGTCTGCTCCAGCAGCCACTCAGCCACATCCCGCAGCACGGGCGCCAGCTCCGCCGCCAACTGCACCACCAGCCCGCCGACCGTCTTCCTGATTTTGTCCAGACTGTCGTTGAAATCTCCTGCGGCCCCGGCGGTTTCGCTGCTGATCACCAGCCCCATGCTGGCTGCCTCTTCGCTCAGCCGCCTGATGCCCTCGCGCCCCTGATTGAGCAGCGGCACCAACTCCGTCCCGGACTTGCCCAGCAGATTCATCGACAGCGCGCTTTTTTCCGCCCCATCCGGCATCTTCGAAAGAACCTCGGCGATGTCGGCCAGAACCTGATCCGCCTCGCGGAGGCTGCCGTCGGCGTTCTGCACCTGCACACCCAGATCGGCGAACATGGCCGCAGCCTGCTTGTTGCCCCCTGCCGCCGCTGCCATGTTCTGGGTCAGCTTGCGCAGACCGATACTCAGATCGGCAAACTCCACACCGGAAAGCTCGGCGGCATAGCGCAGCTTTGACAGGGCCTCGGTCGAAACGCCCAGCTTCTGCGCCGTATCGCCCAACTGGTCGGCCGCGTCGATCTGCCCCTTGACCGCCAGCACCATCCCGGCGCTGGCCTCCGACATGACCGCCCCGATCGCCTTCAGCTTGCTGGAAACCCCGCGCAGACCCTTGGTAAAGGCTGTGGTGTCCAGCCGCAGCTTGGCGACCAGATCGCGCAGATTGGACATCACTTCATCCTTTCAAGGGCCTCAGCCCAGCTGATCACGTTCAGGTTGGCCCCCGCCTGGCGCAGCACGCCACCCACCGCCTCGGGCGGCAATCGGGTCGGTTGCCCGCCGACCTCGGCATGCCAGCGCTCGAACTCGGGCCCGTCCAGCCGCGATCCCGCCCGCACCGATTCGGCCATCGCCAGCTTCTGCGCCCGCATCCGCAGTTGCGCGCCTTTCAGCATCAGCGTCACGCTGCGCGGGGTCAGCCTCCAGAACGCCGCCAGATCGAACCCCGCCGCCACGAACTGCACGGCGATCTCGGCCGTGCTCAGGCCGCGGGCGGGGTCGCGGCCGTCGTCTTTTCCGCCGGGTCGGCCTCATCATCCGCGCCGGGCAAGCCCGACTTGGCCGCCCTGTGGAAAGCCTGCATTCCGGCAGCCACCAGCCGCCCCGCCTCGCGTAGCCCGACCCCGGGATGGTGCTCCTGCAGCGCGGCCCAGAACATCGCGCGCACGTCTGTCATGGTCGCAGTGCCGTCGCCCATAGCGTCAATCACTGTGGTGGCAACTTTGCCGCTGGCCTGTTCGAAATCGGCCAGCGTGTTCCAATCGAACCGCAGGCGCCAGGTCTTCCCATCCGCCTCGAAACTGGCCTCGCCCTCGCCACGCCGGGTCATGCGACGACCCGCGACAGGATCTTCATCATCAGCTCGCCGGTCATCACGCCCTTGACCGGCAGGGTCGGCAGCCACTGCTTGACATAGCCCTGATAGACAAAGGGCTCCGTCGCCCCGCGCGGCAGAATCTCCAGCAACACCGTTTCATGGCTGGCGGCCACCGCAGCCAACAGAACGTCTTCGGCGTCCTCGGGCACATAGTGCTTGCTGATCGACCAGTCCGGGTTGGGATACAGGCCCGGAATCGTTTCCTCGGCAAAACCGGGGCTGTCGTGGCTCGTGGCATCCTCATCCGCCGGGCTCAGGTCAGGCGGGGTGAAATCCTGCGTGCCGGTCAGGGTCGTCCAGGTGGGGGTGGCCCCGCGCCCGAGGCGCACGCGCGCGCCGTGCCCAAGGCTTACGCCAGTGCTTGCCATATCAAAACTCCTTTGGTCAGGGGGTCACGCCGGGTCTGCGACCCAAGTGGTGACGGTGAAGGTCAGGGTCAGCGTGGCCACGCGGCGCGCGCCCTCGCCATCCAGTCGCATGTCTGTGGTCGCCAGCTCGCAATCCCGCGCCGCCGACCGCATGGCAGGCACCAAAGCTGTCTCGATGCGGTCGGCGTCGGCGTCCATCAGGTCTTCCAGATCATCGCCACCCGTGCGCTTGACGATCACTGCCAGCGTCAGGCTGTCTTGCGCCTGGTCCTGCGCCACGCGCTCGCGCACCTCGCGGGGCGTGGCCACGGCCCACCCCGGCAGGGCCTTCCCGTCGACCGACTGCGACCAGGCCCAGAATTCAGTGTAACCCAACAGCACCGGGGCCGCCTGCAGCGCGGTCCGCGCCTGCTGGCGCAGCAAAACGCGATCCGCGCCACTCATTCGGCAAGCTCCAACTCATAGACGCGAAACGCATCCCGCGCGGGCGAACCGGTGCCGATCTGGTTCAGCACGGTGAACACACGCCCGTCGTCCAACCGAATCCGATCGTCACGCCGGGGCGTAACCCCCAGATCGCGCGGCACCCGCCAGGTCGGGGCCTCGATCAGCACATCGCGCCCCTCGGCATCGGAAATGCCGATCGGCTCTTCGCGGAACACCGACTGCACCACCTGTGGCGCACCAAACTGCGGCAGCCATGTGACGGGCGCGCCGAACACCGTGTTCAGCACGCCCGCCATGCCGTCAAAAACGCCGGTCAAACGCCGTTCAGCCTGACGCGGCCGGTGGTCTCGCCCGCGCCGCTGCCGACGGCGACGACCGCCTTGCCGATAAGGGTGTTGTCGGTCGCGACCGTGGTGCAACGTTTGTTGGTATTGTCCCAGTAGATTGCCGCACCAACCGTCCAGGCCTGCGAGGCAACCTTCACCAGATCGAACGTGCCGTTGGTGACCAGCACAACCGTCGCGGCGTTGGCCGCGTCGGCCTGCGCCACGCCGAACAGGGTGCCCACCAGCGCGCCAGCGCCGGAACTGACGGCATAGGGGGCGGCCACCGTCACGGTGTCGCCATTGTCCACATAGGTCTTCATGTCTTGATCCCCTCGGGTTCATGAAAAATCCAATGGGGCGGCCCGGCTGGACCGCCCCGCGATGTCAGATCATCCGGTCGGCCCGGATCAGGCCCCGGCGTTCTTGTAAAGCGTGCGGAAATCCAGCGGAGCCACCCCGGCGTCGACCCGGACCTTCATCTCGACACCGTCGGCGGTCCACATCTGCTGCTGTTCCAGATAGGGGGCCTGCACCCCATCCAGATAGGCGACCTCGATCGTGTCATACATGCTCGGATTGGCAGCCAGATACCACGCGGTGGTGCTGGCATCATCCAGGCGCGCGTCGACGATCAGCTCGGCCATACCGCGCACCGGGTTTTCCGCCATCCCCTTGGTCGCCGTCGGATCGACCAGCGACGACAGCAACTGCATGCTGGTGGTTTCCAGCGCGGCAGGAACCAGCATATAGGCCGGGCGGATGTTCAGCGACGGCTTGCCGGCCGCCTCTTTCTGCACCCGCATGGCCGCGCGGGCGGCCCCCAGGGTCGCGACCGATGGTGCCGCCCCGGACGCGGCCAAGTTGCCATGCGTGGCATGAAACAGCGCGACGCCGTCCGCCATGTTCGGGTTTCCGGTCAGGATGGCGAACACCAGATCGCCGATCGTGCGCCGGGCAGCGCGACCCATCTTGCGCGGCAGGTCACCCAGGATCGAAAGATCGTCATTCAGGATGCCCTGCCGCGTGATCCGGATCATCCTGCCGTAGGTGGCAAGGGCGATGGTCTCACCCCGGTCGCCGACGGTGCCGAATTCATAATTGGCACCTTCCTGCACCTTCGTCAGCGACGAGAACAGACCCAGACCGACACGCGCACTGGACTTGAAATCGGTCAGCGTGCCCGCCCGGGTGAACAGCGGATAGGTTTCTTCGGCCTCCTCCCAACCGACCAGCGCCGCCTTGCCCTGCACGTTCTGCAGGATCTTGGCAAAGTCGCTGGTGCTGTGCGCCCCCGCCATCGTGAAGGCACGCCCCACCAGGTCCATGCGCGATTCAAGGCGGACGCGCTCGCCACCGATCTCGATCGACGCGCGCGCCAGCTCCGTCAACGACAGGCTGGAAAACTCATTGCGCTCGCCGCCCTTCAGGTGGGTCTTGGCCATCAGGGCCAGCGCGGCGCCGGTCACGAACTTGTCGCGGGCGTCCAGCATGATCGTCGCGGGCCGGTGGCCGTTGTGCTTGGGCTGGTTCATCTCGCTTTGCTCCTTGCGCTTGGTCAGAACTTCGGCCAGCGCCGCATCCAGCGTCAGGCCGCGGGTGATCATGTCCAGCGCCAGCTCGGCTCCGAAACCGCCCATGCTGACGATGTCGCCGATCCGCTGCGCCCGGGCCGTGTCGGCGGGGCTTGCAGCGGGAACCGGCTGCGAGGCGGACGCCTTGGCACCGATGTTTTCAGGTTCGACAGCGGGCACCCCCGTTGTCGTCTCGGGGGTTTTCACGCCCATGGTCGTCTCCTTCTGTTGAACGCGGGGCAGCCCCGCCATCATGGCCATCACGGCCTGTCGTCCGGGTGCAGCACCCAGAACCTCGGATGCCTCGCGCAGGCTCTGCGGCGCGTGGGCGTAAATCCTGTAATCGAACCGGGCGACCGGCTCGGCCTGTGCCGCCGGATCAACCTGCGTGGCAAAACCCATCGCCACCGCCATGTCGGGATCAAGGATGGTTTCATCCTTCATCACCTGCCGCGCCTCCTCGACGCTGATCCCGGCCCGCTTGGCATAGATCGCGGCATAGCCATTCGCGATCACGGCCAGATGGTCGGCCGTCTTGCGGTGCGCCGCCTCGGTGCCGCGCTCATCAAGCCAGTCCCGCGACGGATCGTGGATCAGCAGGAACGACCCCAACCGCATTGTGATCGTGTCGCCCGCCATCGCAACCAGACTGGCGGCCGAGGCGGCGACCGCGTCGATCACCACATGCACCTGGTCGGGATAATCGACCAGCATGGTATAGATCGCCTGCCCTTCGGTCGCGATGCCGCCGCCCGAGTTGATCCGCACCGTCAGCGGCCCGGACAGGCCCTGCAACTGGTCGCGCACCGACTTGGCCGAAAAACTCTCCTCATCCCAGTAACTGGCACCCACCGTGCCATAAAGCCGGATTTCGTTCATGTCCTCTGTTCCCTCTTGTCCAGACTGTCCTGCAGGTCAGCGGCCTTCGCGGCGGCATCCTCCTGGCTGTCAAAGGCCACGCCCTGCTCGGCGGCATAGCGGCGCTCGGCGATGATCTCCTCCATCACGCGCTCAGGGTCATACCCCAGCTCGCGGATTTTCTCGTAACGGCTGGCAAACCCGGCGCGAACCTCATCCGCCATCGACGGAATCTCTCGGGTCGGATCGACCAGCATCCGCTTCGGCGGCACCCATTCCAGCCGCACATCGGACTTCGCCTGCTGCGACATCAGCCGCCACGCTTCGACCATCCACGCCCCGATCGGCTGGCACATCAGCGGCACCATCATCAGCCACTGCCAGGACTTCACATTGCGGTCCATTTCCATCCGCCCCATCCGGGCCGAGGAAAAGTTGACCCCGGAAAAATCGTTGGTCAGCGCCTCATAGGTGACCCCGATATCGGCCGATACCGCCCGGAACACCCACCTGTTGAACTCGTCATACCCCGACACCGGCGGCGGGGTGGCGAAGCTGATCGTCTCGCCGGGCAGCAGGTTCTGGATGCGCCCCGGAATGATCCGGTCGGCCAGACCCGCCGGGTCCGCGGCATCAGCGCCAGGCTGCTCGGCCTCAGGGGCCTGCCGGAACGCGGCAAAACAGGCGGCGATCTTCTGTCGCATCAAATGCGCATCCTGACCGTCGGCAAAATCCTGCAGGCGCAGTGCCACCGGCGCGAACCAGCTCACGCCGCGCATCTGTCCCGGCCGGTCCTGCCGGTAGAGGTGCAGCACGCTGGACGCAGGCACGCGGCTGCTCTCCCAGGTCCGGCGCAAGCCATACATCGCCCCGGGATGCTCGTTGAACAGGTAATAGGCCACCCGTCGCCCGATCAGATCGAACTCGATACCGCCGCTCACCGTGTTGCCGTTCGTCAGCGTGCCGTCCCGCGTGTCGTCCAGATAGTCCGCCTCAAGGATCTGCAACTGGAACGGCAGTGGCAAGCCATCTGTCATGTCGCGCAGGCGCAACCGGATCAGAACCTCCCCCGCCTCGACGATCGACTGCGCCGCGATGCGCTGCAGCCCATACAGATTCTGGCGGCCGTCTGCATCGATCAGCACCGTGTCGCAGTGCCGCTCGATCGCGGCAAACAGGCTGGCGCGCTGTGCCTTCGTGCCGCCCACCACTTTCGGGATGATCCCGTCGCCGACGACGTTGTTGGCGACGACCATCTGCACGCGCGTGGCAAAGGCCGTGTTGCGCACCATGTCGCGCGCGATATAGGCCAGCCGTTCGCGCGCGCCGCGGGCCGCGGTGTCGGCATCGCTGCCCGTCGCCCGCCACGATGCCCCCCGCTTGCCCGGCGTTGCCGCCTGATAGTTCATCATGACGTCCAGCGCGGCGCGGCTGCGGACCCGGCGCAACGCGGCCTCGGGTGCGATCTGGCGCAGCGCCCGGTCCAGCAGGTTCATCCGGAATTCCATCCTGTCAGACGCCCCGGTCAAAGGTCGGGGTGAAATGCGTGGGCCGCACCGCCGCGGCCCCCGCCAGTTCAGCCTTGGCCCGCGCCAGCACCCGCTCCATCTCGGCCAGGCTGCGATATTTCACGCGCTCCGCGCCCTGCTGCACTTCCATCGCACCGGTGGCAATCGCAGCCTCAAGGGCGGCGATCTGTTGCAGGGTCACACTCATATCCAGTCCTCGCCACGATCCGGCACCCAGCCGGAAGTTTCAGAAACCTGCGCCACGGGCGCGGGCCTTGCAGCCCCCCCGACAGGCGGGGCGACCGATGCGGCTTCGGGCAGCAGCACCGGCACCGCTGCGGTGAACAGATCGCCCTGTGGCTCATCCGGGGCCGATCCGCGCTCGGCCTCCAGGCGGTCCCAGCCACTGTCGGCCAGATAGGTCCATTCCTTGTAGCGCGCCCCGGCCTCGGCCATCACCATGGTGTCCAGCGCCTCGTTGCGCCCGTCGGCCTCGGTGACCATCCAGCGGCTGGTCATCACCCCGGACGGACCGCGCTTCAACACGCGCACCTCCGACGCCAACTGGCGATAGTATTTGTCGCCCAACCCGGCGGCGAACCGGCAGAACCCGCGCTCGCCGGGGTCCTCCTTTGCCAGCCAGGTGTAGAAATCGCCCTTCATCTGGCTCACGCCGGTGATGAATCCCTGCCGCTTCTTGCGGCGCGCCATCCGGTCGGTGCGCTTGTCGAACTCCATCCGCTTCAGGGCGGGCGCATGTTCGCGGCGCGCGCCTTTGGTCACGATCACCCGGCTCCACGGGTGCCGCAGCGCCCAGTCCCAGACATCTTCGGTATAGGCCCCGCCATCGATCGCCAGCACGTCCAGCGCCACCCGCCGACCCGTCTCGGTGCGCCAGGCGCTTTTCAGTATCTGGTTCAGGGCCGACCGCGCCTCGTCGTCGCCGATGTGATGCGGGATCACGACATAGTCGATCACCCAGCGGCGATAGTTCCGCCCGAACGCGACGATCTGCACCTCCGTCCGGTCCCCCTGACAGTCCACCCCGGCCGCCAGAATGAACCCGGTGGCGGGCAACATCCC